GGTACTGCATTCCCTAGAGTAGCTAATAATTCTAATGTAACTTCTGCCAAAGCAGTCAGCATTACGGGCAACAATACAGTTATTATTCAACAATAAACATGTCAAATTTACCATCAGTAGAACCAGTTGATAGTGCAGGCGAAGTTAGACAATTCTTCGACAAGTACTACAATCACGAGATAAGTTTTCCAACAAATCAGATTGATGCAGTGTTGGCATTTTTCCTTAAGAGAGGATTTGATCAAGAAAGTGCAAGAAGCACAAGTATTGTTCTGCTTAACCAAGCAAGACTAGATAATGTCAATGTGTTTACATTGCTAGACACACTAAAGGCATTAACTGATGTACAGCTAAGTCAGGTTGTAGCTCAGGTGCTTAATGCCTATAGAGAAAAGACCAGTCTACTAGGCTACCGAGTTGCTCAAGTAGCTGACACGTTTGAGTCAAGAAATATCCTAGTGTAATATGGGGAAATTTGCACAAGGAAAGTTCACAATTACCGCACCTGAAAAATATGTGGGTAATAAATCTCCAAGATACCGCAGCAGTTGGGAATGGAGTTTTATGAAATTTTGTGATACTAATCCTAGTGTGCAAAAATGGGCAAGTGAAGCCATCAGTATCCCATATAGAGATCCGCTAACTGGACGTCAGACCATATACGTACCAGATTTCTTCATACAGTACGTGGATAAAAACATGAAGACTCATGTTGAATTAATTGAAATTAAACCTGCAAGCCAGACAATATTAGAGCGAGTAGGCAAAAATAAATTTAATCAAGCACAGTATGTAAAAAACCAAGCAAAATGGGCAGCGGCAACAGTTTGGTGCAAACAACAGGGCATTAAATTTAGAATTGTCAACGAAAATGATTTATTTCATAACGGAGGCAGATAAGTACTACTATGACTAAGAAACTAGAAGAACTTTTAAACTTGCCTGAAAGCAAAGAAGTTATCAAGCAAGAAGAAAAGAAAAAGAAAAAAGAGTTAGTTGAAACTCCGCAGCCGTTGCTACGCGATATTAACGAATTTGACAAAATTTCAGCCGCATTGCCTCAAGTTAAAGGGCTAGGCGATATCAGTGATAACGAGTTTGATGCGCTAGCTCAACGAGCTACAGATGCCTACGACGATCTAATGGATCTAGGTATGAACGTAGAAGCACGATACAGCGGGCGAGTATTTGAAGTGGCTGCAAGTATGCTTAAAAATGCAATTGATGCAAAAGCCGCTAAAATTGACAAAAAACTTAAGATGATTGAACTACAGCTTAAGAAAGAGAAACTAGACAAAGAGTCACCCGAAGAGCAGGGAGTAACTATTCAAGGCGATGGTGTTATTATCAGTGATAGAAACAGCCTTATAGAGAAACTTAAGAACATGAAAAACACATAAATATAAAATATGGACACGGATATGAAAAGCTTCAAACACTATTTAGAAGAAAGTAAACAAGTTTACGAATACAAAGTAAAAATTGCGGGCGACTGCCCTAAAGACTGTGCTAAACAGATGAAAGTTGCTTTGGAAAAATATGGCTGTACTGCCTGCACAGCAGGTAAGCGTACACCGATACAAGAAAGTCCTTTAGATTTTCCAGATCAGAAATTTAACGAAGTTACTATGTTTGATGTTAAAGTTACATACCCAACTACGTCAGCAGTACTACGTGAGTACATTGCAGAAAAGTTAAGAATTAGTCCAGCAAGAATTAAAGTAAGAACTCCATTCGATATCCGTGAAGATGAAATTAACCTTTCAGGTGTAAATGTTAAGAAGGGCGAATCCCTACTTGAAAAAGACTACGAGAAGGATGAAAGTGGCCAAAAGATGGTTGGTGAAAAACATCTAATGAGTTTTCTAAAAGACTTGAAAAAGAGTGAGGTTGACATCAAAGCACCTAAAGGAACAGACAAATGAATTTTCATGATTTAATTTCAAAACTAACGGAGATGGATGCTGCACCGGCTGATGCTGCCGCTACAAAACCAGCTACCACAAGTATGTATACACCAGGTGCAACATACCCAGCCGCATATACTATTGCCTACAACGGTAAAGAATACAAGTTTGCTGGCCGTGATAAGAATGCTCCAGGTACAGGCGAAGTTATTACCGTTGGCGCAGGTGCGATTGGTATTAGAGGTCTAAGACCAACTAAAGTTGAATTAGGTTCAGACGGAATGTATTATATTGCAGCTCAACAAAATGAAGAGGCTGAAGAAGTTGAACAACCAATTGACGAAGTTGCACAACTAAGAAAAGACCTAGGCTTAGATTTATTATCAGAAAGTTCAGTAGATGAATGTGGTGATATGCCAATGCCTGGTGCAATGTCGGCACCTAAGCAAAGCGATTCAGTTAGTATGAATGTAAGTTTAAATGCCAGCGGAGCAGGTGGTATTAAAGATCTTATGGGAATATTGAAAGGTATTGAGCAAGGTCATGCTGATCCTGCACACGATCCTGATGCCGGTAAAGATGTAATGATTGGTGCTGATGATTTTCCGTTTGATGAAGAATTTGCCAATGCACCAGATGAAATATACGCTGACCCAGCGGTAATGATGCAAACAGGTGACGACCTACACGGACAAGGTGCAGAAGCGCCTAAAGTCAATGGCGGTGGGAACCCTATGCAAGAAACATTAATG